GGCCTAGCGTGGGTAAACACTCGGTACGTATTGTACCTTCTGTTTATAATAAGCAAAACCCTTTCAAAGAAGTTTACATGCATTATGGAATTAACAATCGTTCTATGATGGCATTGACTAACTTTGGTGAAAAGGATCCTATCGTTGAATTTGCTCAAGGACTTCGTAAGTCGTCTGAAAAAGACAACTGGCAATTAGCTAAGAAGCTTGAACCAAAAATGCGTGTATTCGCTCCTGTAATTGTACGTGGAGAAGAAGACAAAGGAGTTCGTCTTTGGGAGTTTGGTAAGCAAGTCTACATGGACTTACTTTCTATTGCTGAAGATGAGGATGTAGGAGACTACACTGATCCTATTACTGGCCGTGATATTACAGTTGAAACTGCTGGTAAAGAAACAACAGGTTTGATGTACAACACATCGACTATTCGTGTTAGAACTAAGTCAACACCTCTATCAGAGGACGCTGACAAAGTAAAACTATGGTTAGAGAATCAACCAGATCCTTTGACACAGTTTAAGAGGTATAGCTATGATGATATGAAAGAAGCACTTCTTAAGCACCTGAACCCAGAAGAAGATCTGAAAGAAGAAGCTGATGAAGTTACTCCTAAGCAACCTCAATCTGGACAGTACACTTTGAGTACAACTAAGCCAAGTGTAGACTCGGCGATTGATGATCTGTTCGATATTTAATAACGAAGCCCTGGCGATTAAGCCAGGGTTTTTTAACACAATAGTTTTGTATGGCAAAAGCAAAAGAATCGCTTACTAGCACTATATCTAGTGCAATCAAAGGCACAGCAGACCTTGAGAAGTTTAAGAAGGGCAAGAACTTATCTGCTGGTGTAGTTTTCAAAGAACAGTCTTGGATCCCTCTTTCACAAGCATTTCAAGACACACTACAAATCCCAGGAGTTCCTGTTGGTCACATTACGTTATTAAGAGGACACTCTGATACTGGTAAAACAACTGCACTACTTGAAGCTGCAGTTAGTGCACAAAAGTTAGGTATACTACCTGTCTTCATTATTACCGAGATGAAGTGGGATTGGAATCACGCTCGTGAGATGGGCTTTCAATTTGAAGAGGTAGCAGATCCAGCAACAGGTGAAGTTGTAGATTATAAAGGCTTCTTTTTATACATTGACCGTGAAAGGTTAGAGTGTATTGAAGACGTTGCAGGCTTTATTGCTGATATTCTAGATGAACAAAAGAGAGGAACACTTCCTTACAACATTTGTTTCTTCTGGGATTCTGTTGGTTCTATTCCTTGTAGAATGTCAATTGAGAAGAGCACAAACAATAATGAGTGGAATGCAGGAGCAATGTCTCAACAGTTTGGTAACTTTATCAACCAGCGTATTGTACTGTCTCGTAAAGCATCACAGCCTTATACTAACACATTAGTTGCAGTAAATAAAGTATGGGTAGCTAAGCCTGATTCACCAATGGGTCAACCTACACTCAATAACAAAGGTGGTAACACAATGTACTTCGATTCGTCTTTGGTTATCACGTTTGGTAATATCGCTAGAGCAGGTACAAACAAAATCAAAGCTACCAAGAATGGTAAAGAGGTTGAGTTTGCTAAGAGAACCAGAATTAGCTGTGACAAGAATCACGTAACTGGTGTAACTGCTGTTAACAAAGTCATTATGACTGTGCACGGGTTTATCAAAGATGATAAGAAAGAGCTCGATGAGTACAAGAAGAAGTACTCTGATCAATGGACTAAGGTCCTTGGATCTGCTACATTTGATGTAGTTGAAGAAGAAACTAGCTTATCACCTGATATATTTGACACAGAAGATTAATGAATAAAGAATTCCAAAAAATATTCGACTCTTTAAAAGAGGAGAAAGACCTAGACTCAGTAGACAGCCGAGTGCTTTTGATAGACGGCCTAAACACCTTCTTAAGAGCATTCGCTGCTATTGGTTGGGTCAATAAAGACCTATCACATATTGGTGGACTAACTGGCTTTTTGAGATCGTTAGGATACGTAATTAAGTTAGTAAGACCTACTAGAGTGATCGTAGTGTTTGATGGGCAAGGCTCATCTACAAACAAAAGGTACATTTACCCAGACTATAAAGCTAATCGTGGTTTAACTAGGGTTACTAATTGGGACTCATTTGAATCACAGCAAGAAGAGTCTGATGCTATAACAGAACAGTTAGTCAGATTAATATTCTATCTAAAGACGCTTCCTATTGATCTTATTTCAATCGACAAGATAGAAGCTGATGATGTGATTGGTTATATTAGTCAAAGGCTTACTGGTGAAGTTACGATTATGTCGAGTGATCGCGACTACTTACAATTAGTATCAGACAAAGTCACTGTGTATTCACCTACCAAGAAAAAGTTCTATGATCACGATCTAGTACTAACTGAGTTTGGAGTATCACCAAACAACTTCTTAACACAGAAGATACTACTAGGTGATTCTGGTGATAATGTTCCTGGAGTAAAAGGTCTAGGTTCTAAAACAATGCTAAAGCATTTTCCAGACTTAGCTAAAGATGAGCTTATAACACTAGATGATATATTACAAAGATGCGAAGGTAAACAGAAGATACTCGAGTCTATCAAGAACTTTGAGTTTCAACTACGCATTAATCAAAGGTTGATGGACTTAAAGAATCCTAATATACCAGAAGAAGCACTAGAAGAAATAAATAATGTGTTACTCAATCCTTTTAAGGTATATGATTCACAGAAATTTCTTACATTGTATCATGAAGATGAGTTAGGTAACTCAATTCAGAATGTACAATCATGGTTATTCAATCACTTTCACAATTTACAAAAGTATAAATAGTTATGTCGAATTTAAATCAGTTACAGCAGTACGGAATCGGTTTTCAAATCAAGGTATTATCAAGCCTATTAAAGCACAAAGAGTTTCTACAAAACATTAATGACATCTTAGATACAGAGATGTTTGACAACCCAGCTCACAAATGGATCGTAGGTGAGATCTTACGTTACTACTACAAGTATCACACCACGCAATCTATTGATGCACTACAAGTTGAAGTAAGAAAGATTGAAAATGACGTGTTGAAGGTATCTGTAGTTGAGCAGTTGAAAGAAGCATTGAAAGCATCTAACGAAGATCGTGAATATGTAGAGCAAGAGTTTAGTAGCTTCTGTAAGAATCAACAGATCAAGAAAGCTATCTTGAATTCAGTTGGCCTGTTAGAGAAAGGTCAATACGACGACATCAAGTATATGATGGACTCTGCATTAAAAGCAGGGCAGGATAAATCAATAGGCCACGAATACGAAAAAGATATTGAGACCAGATACCGTGAAGAAGAAAGAGCTGCTATTCCTACAGCATGGCCACATGTAAATGAACTACTAATGGGAGGTCTTGGTTCAGGTGACCTTGGTATTATCTTCGGAAATCCTGGCGGTGGTAAATCATGGATGCTAGTTAATATGGGAGGTATGGCCGTACAACGTGGCTACACAGTGTGCCATTACACATTAGAGCTCTCTGAATACTACGTTGGTAAAAGGTATGACTCTCTGTTCACAGGGATCGATGTACAAAATGTACATAAGCACAGAGGTAATATTGAAGAGGCTGTATCAAAGGTGAAAGGTAAGTTGATCATCAAAGAGTTCCCGATGGGGAAAGCTACAACTCACACTATCGAATCACACATTCAGAAGTGTCGTGATCTTGGCTATCCACCTGATCTAGTTATCATAGACTACGTTGATCTGTTAAAGAGCAAAACCAAGTCAATTGATCCTAAAGATGCGATTGATGATGTATATACTGCTACAAAAGGTATGGCAAGAGAGTTGAAAGTGCCAATCTGGACAGTATCACAGGTTAACCGTGCTGGTGCAAAAGATGATGTAATTGAAGGTGACAAGGCTGCAGGATCTTACAATAAGATGATGATTGCTGACTTTGCTATGTCACTCTCTAGAAAACGTCAAGACAAGGTGAATGGGACTGGCCGTGTTCATATTATGAAGAATCGTTATGGCATGGACGGTATGACCTACGCTGCCAAGATCAGCACCAACAACGGATCTATTGAGATCAACCCAGACAGCCTAGACGATGACGAACTGAACATAGAAACATCAGCTCCAATATCTGGCTCAAACAAGGGGTATAGTTCTAGCCTGGACCGTGATGAGAAGGCATATTTGGCATCGAAATTCTTTGAGCTGAATATCTAACTTATTCCAAACTAGGATATTTATTACTGAAAAACAGACTCCTATGAATTTTTTGATTGACATGCTTAAGAAAGCCACAATGGGTGATAACTTCAGGATCAAATCTGCTCCTGTAAAGTATAACGATAAGATCGCTCAATTGAATACAACTTCAAACAACCAGTTTGACAGGCTAACTACTTCTAAGATCAATCAGATTCAGAAGACTGGAAATTCAGTTTTGACTCAGACTAGTTCTAAAGGAACTATCCTACCAGGTTCTTAATTGAACCAATTACCTAAATAGACTGGAGAAACAGGTTATGGTATAGACTAGAAGGCTAACCGGCCTATCAGAGGCCACTTTATTATATAAACTATTTTATAAAACTAAAACAAAATGGAATTAAAGGACGTACAAATCCCTTGGGGCGAAATTGGCTACATTACATTTAAGAGAACTTATGCAAGAAGATTAAAAGAGGACGATCCTAATTCCAAAACAGAAGAGTTCTGGCAAGTTATTCAGCGTGAGATCGAAGCTTCTGAGAAGCAACTTAAAGTTGGCTTTACTGAAGAAGAGAAAAAAAGATACGCTGAGCTTCGTATGAAGTTAAAGTTTTCTACTGCTGGCCGTTTTATGTGGCAGCTAGGTAGTAAAACTGTAGATCGTTTAGGTCTACCGTCACTACAAAACTGTGCATTCGTTACAGTTAACAATCCTATTAGACCTTTCACTTGGGCATTTGAAATGTTGATGCTTGGTTCAGGTGTTGGTTATAACATTCAACGTCACAACGTTTATCAACTACCTAAGGTAAAAGGAAAGGTTAAGATAGAACGTAAAGATGTTAAAGACGCAGACTATATTGTTCCAGATACACGTGAAGGTTGGGTTAAGTTGTTAGGTAAAGTATTGAAAGCTCACTTCTATTCTGGAGAAGGCTTTACGTATTCTACAATGATGATCAGATCGAAAGGTGCTGCTATCAAAGGATTCGGTGGTACAGCATCTGGCCCAGAAGATCTTTGTTGGGGTATTGCTGAGATCAACAAGATATTGAATAGCAGATCTAACAAGAAGCTTAGACCAATCGATTGTCTAGACATCATGAACATTATCGGTATGGTTGTAGTTGCAGGAAATGTTCGTAGGTCCGCACAAATCTCTATTGGTGATTATGATGACATCGAGTATTTGAAAGCTAAGCGTTGGGACCTTGGTTCTATTCCTAACTGGAGAGCGATGAGTAACAACTCTATTGTAGCTCCTGAAAACACAGACGACCTACTTCCAGAGTTCTGGGAAACATACAATCAAGGTGAACCTTACGGACTCATCAACATTGAACTATCTAAAACAGTTGGACGCACTGGTGAAACACAATATCCTGATCCAGATGTAGAAGGTTTTAATCCTTGTGCAGAGCAATCACTAGCTAACTTTGAAACATGTTGCTTAGCAGAGGTTTATCTACCTAACATTGAATCATACGATGAACTATTAGAAGCAATCACATTTGCTTACCGTATGAACAAGCACTCTCTAGCACTACACTGTTCATTAAAAGAGACAGAGAACATTGTACACAAGCACATGAGAATGGGTATTGGTATGACTGGTATTCTACAAGCAACTGAAGAGCAGAGAAGCTGGTTGAAAGAAGCTTATGTTTGGCTTCGTGAGTATGACAAAGACTATTCGGCTAAACACAAATTCCCAACTAGTATTAAGCTAACTACTGTTAAACCTTCTGGTACACTTAGCTTGTTAGCAGGTGTAACACCAGGAGTCCATCCAAACCCAGCAGGGCCATTCTATATTCGTCGTATTCGCATCTCTTCACAATCACCTTTAGTTGATGTTTGTCGTCAACATGGTTACCATATTGAGTACCAAAGAAAGTTTGACGGTTCAGAAGACAAATCAACGATGGTAATATCATTCCCATGTAAACTACCAGCAACTACCCCTGTTGCAGCAGACTACGATTGGAAAACACAGATGGATATGGTTCGTCGTATGCAAGCTGAGTGGTCTGACAATTCTGTAAGTTGTACTGTATACTACAAGAAAGAAGACATCGAAGACATCAAGAAGTACTTGAAAGAGCACTTCCGCCACGAAATGAAGACAGTATCGTTCTTATTGTATCACGGCCACGGATTTGACCAAGCTCCTTATGAGACCATTACAGAAGATCAATATAACGAAATGGTTAAAGGAATTAGACCAATCACATCTGTTGAGGTGAAAGAATCAGAGATGGAGTTAGCTGAATGTGAATCAGGATACTGCCCAGTGAAGTAAGCATATTTATTTTATATGCCGATAACGTTATCAAATACAACAGGGCTAGGAGGTTTTACTTTAGCTAATACAAATAACAGAGGAAGCCTGTCTTTAGCTTTGTCTAGTTCAGTAGCTCCTGCGCCTCCAGTATCGGATCAATTAAGAGCTCAATTAACTACTAGCTTAGTAGCTTATGATGCTGCAACTGTAAACAACTGGGTTAAAATTACATCTACAGAATATAACAACATATTCAATAATATAACTGGTGCAACTAAGCGTGGTAATACCGATGTTCAAGTAGCAACAAGAGCAGTATCTGCTGGGTTTAGTGAAATGACCTTTGCTATAAACAATAATCCTAATACTGCTTTAACTATTAATACAGGAGAATATCCAATTGCATTTGTAGCAGAGACGTGGAATACAAACCAAACAGTTCAGTTTGGATATACTACAGCTTATCATACAGGAGCACCAACATATGGAAACAGTGTAACTGTAACTCCAGTAGGCGCATGTTATTATGTTAGAAAAGCACCGACAGGTATAGAATCAGCACCAGCAACTCAAACATTGTATCCTGCAATTAAAATAAATGGAGGTTCGTTTAACCTAGTACCTAATACTAGTGGTTGGTATACTACTAATGGAGGCACTACTTGGATACAATATCAAGGAAATGTGAATAACGGTGCAGCTAAGTTTCAAATGATAGTTACAACAACAAAATCATGGTAAGTAAAAAGTTTATTGAAAACGTACACTACTATATAGATGGTGAAAGAATCGTCTTCACAGAAAGGTTTCATATAGAAAGAGGCCAGTGTTGTGGTAGTGGGTGTAGACACTGCCCTTATGATCCTAAACATAAGAAGGGCACTATAAACTTAAAGAAGAAAGAAAGGAAATAGTTTTGTATATTTACTTAAATTCCACTTATGACATTTACTATTACTAGAGAGTATCTTTACTTAGGAGTGACGATCATACTACTAATAATCCAAGTATGGCAAATGAAAAAAGTAGACGCACTCAAAAGAGACGTGCAAGATCTTTGGAACCAAATTAGTATAATTGCTATATCAGCTGGCAATACACTTCAAAAACTTGAAAAGAAGATAGATGAAAAACAAGATAAATAGTGAAGAGTCAAAAGGGCTTGGTGATACTATTGCTAAGATAACTCATGCAACTGGTTTAGACGTTGTTGCAGAGAAAGTTGCTAACGCATTAGGTAAAGAAGACTGCGGTTGTAAACGCCGTCAAGAAAAGTTAAACCAACTATTCCCTTATAACAAAGACGAAAAGAAAGAAGAATAAAGGTATATGAATAAAAGTTATGTAACTGTGGACTCAATCACTACTCTCAAAGAAATGATTGAACACATAAAACAGCATGATCTTATTGCGTTTGATACTGAAACAAACAGCTTAAATCCTCGTAAAGGTAAGATCATTGGCTTCTCAGTATCAGCAGAAGCTGGTAAAGGCTTCTACATGCCTACGATGATATTCAAAGATGGTGAGCTACAAGACAATGTTATCGATGGTAAATCAGCTCACGACCTTGCAAAGAAAACAATCCAACTACTTATTGGTAAGAAACTAGTGATGCACAACGCATCATTCGACTGTAGATTCGTTAAGTGCTTCTATGATGTAGACTTACTTAGTAGCTTACATGTAGATACACTCTTATTAGTGCATACTGTAAGAGAAGAAGGTGCAGGCTTTATGGCAGGATCTTCCTTTGGTCTAAAAGACATTGCTAAGACTATTCAAAAAGAAATTGGTCTAGACGTTGAACAAGCTGCAAATGAAGAGCAGTTGAAGATGAAAGAGTCTATCAAGAACAATGGTGGATCAATCACACGTGAGAACTACGAGATCTGGAAGGCAGACCTTGAACTACTATCAGAGTACGCATCAGCAGATACTGACTTGACTCTTAGAATATATCACCACTTCATGAACATACTTAAACAAGAAGGGCTAGAGAAGTTCTTCTTTGAAGATGAGGTCATGCCTGTTTATAAAGAGGTAACGATTCCTATGGAGATGGTTGGTATGAAGATAGACTTAGACCTTATAAAGACAAGCCGTGAAAAGATTATGGCAGAGCTTGAAAAGTATTCTACTCTTGTATCAAAAGAGTTGTTACAAAATCAAGCAGTTAGATCATGGGTTATTATGAAGGCTTTAGACGCTTACCCTCCTAATAACAAAGGTACATTTGCTCAAGAGCTTTGTAAAGAAGCTGATGTAGATATGGAAAGGTCTGCTAAGACTGGCAAGTATAGTCTAACTCAATCATCACTAATCAGGCTTCCTGAATCACCAGTGAAACACTTCTTATTACATGGTGATGAGTCTGTACTTGACAAAGAGATGGTGACTAAGATTAGTCTTAGACTTTGGAAAGAAGATAATGATGGGCAGTTCTTTAACATTCAATCAAAAGATCAGTTAGGTGAAATTGCTTTCGGTGTTTTAGGCATCAAACCTTTGTCTACTACTAAGACAGGTAAACCTCAATTTGATGACGATACTGTTCAATCTATTGCTGGCAAGTATGAGTGGGCAAAGAACCTACGTATCTACAATCGTCTACTGAAGATCAAATCAACATACATGGACCGTTTTCTTGACAACCAAGAAGATGGTAGGTACTACTTCTATTACAAACAACACGGTACAGTATCAGGCCGTTATGGTTCAGATGCTCAACAGCTTCCTAGACCTAAAGAAGAAGGTGATGATGAACCAATAGTTATCGAGTATAACAACTTGATTCGAGCATTCTTTATTCCAGAAGAGCATAACATATTCGTTGACTGTGACTATGAATCACTTGAGCCACATACATTCGCTCACGTATCTGGTGATGAAGGCTTGAAAGACATCTTTAGAAACAACTGGGACTTCTATTCTACAATTGCAATAAAGACAGAAGGACTCACTCAATATTCACCAGATAAGAAAGCACCTAACTTCTTACGTAAGCTTGAACCTAAACTAAGAAATAAAGCGAAGGCTTATGCTCTAGGTATACCTTATGGCATGGGTGCTTACGCTCTAGGCATGAACTTAGGAATCGCTACAAAAGATGCAAAGAAGCTTGTTGATGGTTATTTGAACGGGTTCCCTGAACTCAAGAAGTGGATGGAAAGATCTAAGAAGCAGGCTAAAGAGCAAGGCTATGTTAAAACACAAGTTGGTCGTATTCGCCACTTACCAAAAGTAAAAGCTATCTACGACAGGATTGGTGATGATCTACTTGACTGGAATATCAAGAAGCAGATGGAAAGACAGTATGGTGTAGACAACATCAAGAACTTGAGTCGTGACTACATCAATGGACTCAACAATAGTTGTAACGTCCAGATACAAGGCCTAGCTGCTTCAATCGTAAACCGTGCAGCTTTGGCTATCAACCGTAAGTTCCAAGAGGTTGGCATTAAAGGTTGGGTATGTGCTCAAATCCATGACCAGTTGGTAATTGAAGTAGATCATGCAAAAGCAGAAGAAGCGGCCAGGATCGTCCAGGATTTGATGGAGAACACAACCAAGCTAAGTATTGCTTTAAAAGCACCTCCTGCATTAGCTCACAACTTACGCGATGGCCACTAACAGATATTTATTAAGAAAGGTACTTGGTAGGCCTTAGTTTTGAACAATTAATTTTTTAACCGTTGACCGTAAGGCAACACAAACTAAAAACGATGAGTATATTTAAACCATTCGAGCTGGATCCATTTGACCTGCTCTGGAGAGATTTGCTAGAAACACAATCCCATTTCTCTGCAATTACGCAGAAAGTAACACACCCAGTAGACATTTACGAAACAGAAGCCGGCATCCGATTTGAAATTGCCGCAGTAGGCCTTGACAAAAAAGACCTTGACATTCTAGTTGAAGGTGATCAACTTCGTATCAAATACGAAAAGGTAAAACCAGTTGATCAAGAAGCTGCTATCTACAGAGGCATTAAAAGGTCTGGTTTTGATCTGACTTGGAAAATATCTTCTAAGTTTGATCTAAACAAGTTAGAAGCTGCTTTAGACAAAGGGCTTCTTACCTTAACTATTCCTGTAGCTGAAGGAAAAGCTATTAAGAGAATTGAACTAAAATAAGGGTAAACGGCCTACCAAGTATTAAGTTATGTTTCAACGCTGTATAAATTTCATTAAAGTAAACGAAGACCTATTTGAAGTAAAAAGAACTTACTCTGAAGAAAGA